TATTCTTGCACTAGGAGAGGTAGGTAATAGTACAGTACCAACAGATAACTCAGTTACTACAGCAAAGCTTAGTAGCACTATTAGTCGTGGTGGTGTAGCTAATATTCGTGTTAACCCTAACAGCCTAACAGATAATACAACGATTGCCAGTGGTGAGAACGCTCTTGTAGCAGGACCATTTACACTTGCAGCTACGTTGACTGTCAACGGCACATTTACGGTGGTGTGATATGAGTAAGTTATATGTGGATGAACTCCATCCAAAGACTACTGGCGGTGGCATTAATCTAGGTGCTGGCTCTATTGTACAAACACAAACGCTTGTCTATAAATCAGATAAAGCTCAAACTCAGGTATCTACAAACAGTACAACTAGCGCACAAATAGGTGCTGGAACTCCTCATGGAGTAGTAGAATTAGCAATAACACCTAAATTTTTAAACAGTAAAATACTCATTACACTAGTCTCAAATATGGGGTTTATAAATAATGCGTCAGAACTTATTTGGGAATTGTACAGAGATTCAACTGGAATACTTGTAAGTTCAGAAGCTCTTGGAACTCCTAATTACTTCGGATGGATGTATTCTTATGCGTCAGGTGGCGCACAATATCGGACATTGTCTGCAAGTCATGTAGATACTCCAAATACAACTTCTACGATAACCTACAAACCTTATCATTTAAGAAAAAGTGGCGCTGAATGTTACTCGCTTCATTGGGGTGGGCAAATGGTTATGACACTTACAGAAATAAAAGTATAGGAGGATAACATGGCTTCAATTATAGGAGTGGAAACCCTCCAACATACTAACGGTACTACAGCGGCTACTATTACATCTGGTGGAAAACTTTATTCGGCTGGTCATGTAATTCAAGTTGTAGTTGATACAACAACAACAGAAGTAGCAAACAACACTACAAGTGACGTTGCTACTGGTTTAAGTGCAACAATAACGCCAACAAGCTCTTCAAGTAAAATTCTTGCAATGGCAACAATTCCAATTCAAATAGGTTCAAACGCTGGAAATATCGTAGTACTCTATTCTTTAAAGCGAGGCTCTACAGTTATTGCTACTACGCCAGCAAAAGTAAACGTAAATGCTATTGTTCAACTGCACGAATCAATTTCTATTTCTAAATTAGATGAGCCAGCAACTACTTCTGCGATTACTTATTCTGTTACCTTTAAAGAAACTGCACAAACTAATCGTTACGGCAGTTCATTAGTTTGTACAGATAATACAACTGCAACACTTACGCTTATGGAAATAGCAGGATAGGAGATACACATGACAAGTATATTAAAAGTAGACTCCATCCAAAATGCAGCAGGAACTGTGATTATGCCAGTAATGGCTGGTGGTATTATTCAAGTTCAATCAGTTAATAAAACAGACACTCAATCAATTGCAGGATTAACTTTTGCAGATGTAATGTCTGTAACTATTACACCAACAAGAGCAAATTCAAAAATACTTATTCAATGTAATCTTAATATTACTTGTGCGTTAACAGATGCTAACACCACTGGTGCTAGATATAGTGGTGTAAAACTTTATCGCAATAGTACACAAATTGCTGTTAATTCAGATGCTTCTGGTAATCAAGCTGCTGTTTGGTTTTCTGTTCAATCAACTGAAACAACTAACTCAGGCTTTCAACAAAACGCTGCTAGTGGTTCTTATATGGATTCTCCAGCTACAACGTCAGCTATAACTTACAAAATACAAGCTGCGAATACTTATAGCAGTAACCATTACACTTATATTAATAGACCTTCTTATGGAATAAGCGATAATTACGGTTATGTTCATCTTGGAACGAGTAATTTAACGGTTATGGAGATTGCACAATGAGTTTAACAAAATTAAACAACCAGTCTCTTAGCGCAGTAACATCTGCTGGTATTCCTATCCGTAGTGGTAGTGTGTTGCAAACTTTAAGTACAACTAAAACAGATACGTTTTCTGCTTCTGGAACTTCTTTTACAGATATTACTGGAATGGCTTTAACTATTACTCCTTCAGCAACATCTAGCAAAATATTAATTATAGCGCAGTGTGCTATTGTTTGTCCCGATTCTACTGGTTTACAATTAGTAAGAGGTTCAACTCCAATAGCTGTTCCTGATACTAGTGGTTCACGTTTTAAATATACAATGATTGGTATGTTAGCTACTGCAAGTAATGAGATTTATAACAACGGGGCAAATCATATTAATTTTTTAGATTCGCCATCAACAACATCAGCAACAACTTACAAACTTCAAGGTGTTGCTCGTTCTGGTAGTTATTTTATTAACACTACAGTTTATCAAACAGACAATGATGCTTCTGGGGTTAGTACATCAACACTTACACTCATGGAAATCGCTGGCTAATGAAAACGTCACAAGAAGTTTCACCAGAACTACGAGTTGCATTAGAGCTAGAAGCACACGAAAAAGAATGTGCTGTACGTTATAAAGCAGTAGAAGATAAATTATCAGGTCTCGACAAAAGACTGTGGAGACTTGAAGCAATGATAATGGGGTCAACGGTAATAGTCGTTGGCTTAGCATCCTCTCTCTTAATAAAAATGTGAGGTTAAAATGATCGCGGAAACAATGGCAGGTATTGCTCTAGTCAAAGGCGCGGTTGATGGAATTAAAAGTATGATTGGTACTTGTAACGACATTGGCGAGATAGCTGGGCATATAGATAAATTGTTTGAGGGCGAGAAACAAGTACAACAAAAAAGAAATAGTAAATCAGGTGTAGACAACTTCGGAGGTATCGGAGGTGTAGCATCTGAAGTCATAGACGCAAGGCTTGCTAAAGAAAAAATGCAAGAAGTAGCTGCTATGATTGACATGCGGTTTGGTCCAGGAACATGGAAATCTATTGTTGATGAACGGGCTAGACGTATGAAAGAACAACGAGAGTTAGAAGCAAAGGTACGCCAAGCTAAACTACACAAAGCTAGACAGACAGAAGAACTGTTTGAAAATATATTAATGGCAGCTGCAGTAGTTTTTATTGTAGTTATTGCTATAGCTATATTTATAAGTATTATTTGAGGAGACTAAAATGTTTGAAGTATTAGTATTAGTTTGTTTAGCATCAAACCCTAATAATTGTTTTGAGTTAGAAGACACAAGGGGTCCGTATGAAACAAGACAACAGTGTATAGTACGTTCATTAGAAATGCGTGAAGCAATAAACGAAATGCCAGATCACGTACCGCAAGCATATAAATGTATACACCATGAAATAAAAACCCCAGGAGTAGCAACATGATATCTGCACTGATAGGTCCTGTTACAGGACTACTAGATAAGTTTATTCCTGACGCTGACGAAAAAGCTAGGATAGCCCATGAGCTTGCTACGATGGGTGAGAAACATGCCCAACAGCTAGCACTTGCTCAAATAGAAGTAAACAAAGCAGAAGCTGCTTCAGGCTCTATATTTAAAGGTGGCTGGAGACCAGCAGTTGGGTGGGTCTGTGCCTCTGCTTTTGCCTACCACTTTGTTTTACAGCCCATCCTGCTCTTTGTAGTAGCCTTAACAGGCACTGAGCTACCTACCCTACCTGAGTTTGATATGAGCACGTTGTTGCCCGTTCTAGGCGGTATGTTGGGGATTGGTGGTTTACGTAGCTATGAAAAGAAACAGGGGTTAACAAAATGAATATAGATAAACTAAGAGAAGAACTTAAAACTGATGAAGGATGCAAGTATGAAATCTACCTTGATCATCTTGGTCTCCCTACACACGGCATTGGTCATCTTATTTTATCTAGCGATATGGAACACGGACAGGCAGTTGGCACACCAGTCTCAGAAGATAGAGTCAATGAGTGCTTCGCTAAAGATGTCGAAACAGTGTTATCGGAGTCCTTACAGCTATACCCCAACTTTCAGGTTTTGCCTGAAGAAGTCCAATTGATTATTGCTAATATGATGTTTAATATGGGACGACCTAGGCTTAGTAAGTTTAAAGGTATGAAGGCTGCAGTAGACGCTGGTGATTGGCATAGGGCTGCAGTAGAAATGGTTGACAGTAAATGGTATCAACAAGTAACAAATCGTGCTGATCGTCTTGTACAAAGGATGAGGGCAGTCAAATAGTATATACCCCTTATAGGAAAAATCTATTCAAATAAGAGGTAATAACACCATGAGAAATGTAGAATACGCTGGACCAATCACATCTATTTCTGAAGAGATTGATGCAATGAAGTATCGTCAAGAGGGTGAGTCTTTTGATGATAAAGTAAAACGTATGGCAGGGGCACTTAATGATACCCCTGAGCATCAATTAGAACTAGAAGACATCTTTGGAAACATGAGGTTTCTACCAGCAGGTAGAGTCCAAAATGCTATGGGCAGTCGGCGTATTACTACAGCTTTTAACTGTTTTGTTAGTGGTGTTATTGAAGATAACATGAAGTCTATAATGAAACGTGCTGCAGAAGCAGCAGAAACTATGCGTAAAGGTGGTGGTATTGGATATGATTTTAGTAGGCTTCGCCCTCGTGGTGATCACATTAACTCTTTGGATAGTCAATCATCTGGTCCAGTAAGTTTTATGGGGATCTTTGATGCAGTGTGCCAGACAATTGCTTCTAGCGGTCACAGGCGAGGAGCACAAATGGGTGTCCTTCGTATTGACCATCCTGACATACTCGACTTTATCCGTGCTAAACGTAACAGTGATAAACTCACCGGATTTAATATCTCTGTCGGGATTACAGATGCCTTTATGGAAGCTTTAGATAACAATACCGAGTACGAGCTTTTGTTTGATGGTGTTGTGCGTGGCACCCTATCAGCCCAAATGGTATGGGATGAAATAATGAACTCGACATGGGATTGGGCAGAGCCAGGGGTTCTGTTTATTGACCGTATACAAGAGATGAATAACCTGTGGTACTGTGAGACTATTGAAGCCACTAACCCATGTGGTGAGCAGCCGTTGCCTCCGCAAGGTGCATGTCTATTAGGTTCCTTTAACTTAGTAAAGTACCTTGATAAGAGTGCTGGTAACTATACATTTAATTTTACACAGTTTAAGAAAGACATCCCACATGTAGTACGTGCTATGGATAATATTATTGATCGTACTATATACCCACTTAAAGAACAGTCTGATGAGGCTAAAGACAAAAGACGTATGGGACTAGGTGTTACTGCCTTAGCTAACGCTGGTGAGCTTTTAGGATACCCTTACGCCTCTCCTGATTTTCTTAATTGGACTGAAAAAGTCTTTGCTTGTTTAAGAGATAATTGTTATAAAGCATCTGCTTTGTTAGCAAAAGAAAAAGGTGCATTCCCTATGTATCGTCCAGAGTATTTAAAGTCTAACTTTGTACGTACTTTACCTGCATCTGTTAAGAAGGAGATTAGAGAATATGGCATACGCAACAGCCACCTCACTAGTATTGCTCCTACTGGTACTATCAGCCTTGTGGCAGATAATGTCACTGGTGGGATAGAGCCTGTATTTAGTCATTACTATGATCGTACTATTCAAACATTTGAAGGGCCTCGTGTAGAACGTGTAGAAGACTACGCTTATTCTAGAGGGGTAGCAGGGAGGACATCATCTGATATTTCAGTTCAAGATCACTTAGCGGTATTGCTGTTGTCTCAACATTATATTGACTCAGCATGTTCTAAAACTTGTAATGTGGGAGATGATGTGTCATATGAAGATTTTAAACAAGTGTATGTTGATGCCTGGAAGGGCGGGGCGAAGGGATGCACTACGTTCAGGATCAGTGGAAAACGATTTGGTATCTTTAACGAAACCGTGGAAGCGGAAGAGAAGGTATCTAGCACGAATGAGGAAATGGTTGAAGAAGAGGGAAAGGTTGAAGCTTGCTTTATCGACCCGCTTACAGGCCAGAAAGAGTGCGCTTAGTAATTAATTAACGGAGGAGTAACATGGCAGAAGAAACAATTTCTGTTACCGATATCGCATCGAAAGGGGTTATCATTGATACTCCTCCTGTTGCCTTAGAACCAAACGTATTTACCGATGTACGCAATGTTAGATTTAAAGATGGTGCAGTTCGTAAGATGTCAGGAGAACTACTACTTAATAATATTGTAGAGGATCTTGTACCAGCTAATGAATTGTTTGGTCAAGTTAGGTATTTTGCAGTTTGGGAAAACCCTAACAAAGCACCTCATGGTTGTTATTATCTTTGGGTAGTAGACTATGTTCGTGCAGGTATTACTGTAGGTCAAAAGGTTTATATCCAAGATCATATAGGTACAAAGAAAGATATCACACCTTCTAGTATGTCTGATGGTTTTGCATTCACAACTTATGGTTGGCAACATACTTTGTTTAGTGGTGGCTTTGCATTTATTTTAAACAATGGTATTGATAAGCCACACTACATTCTTGACACTGCAGGGAATACAGATATTAATAATATAGTTCTTGCAGAGCTTCCTGGATGGGATAGCTATCAAGTAGAGCAACAAGTTTATAATGATACATACCTAACTGGTAATAGTACTGTGTTTGATCTTGGTCAAAAAGTAGACTTTTCAGTTAACTCAATTATTATTACAGGTACTAACAATAAATCTGCACAAGCAGGTAGCCCTGCAGGATCAGGTACAGTAAACGGGACTAACTTTGTTCCTGGGAACTTGCCTGGAACTATCCCTACTGTATCAGGTAATAACTTCCAGATATATACAGATACTTCTACAAACACAACTGTTGTTGTTATGGGTGGTCTTTCAGTAAATGATACTGTAAAAGTAACTATTGAGTCTAGAAACATTGTAGATGTACGTGCAGGTATTGTACAATCTTTTGGAGACCTGCTAGTTGCTGGTGACTTAACAGAAGTAGACTCAACTAATAATGCAAAGATTATCCGTAGACTATCTGGTGTAGTTCGTACATCTGATGTAGCAGTTCCTGGATCTGTTCCTAATAACTGGAACCCGTTTGCTGCTGGTGTTAGTACCGCTGATGAATTTACTTTGTCAGAAACTAATGTTATTCAAGAAATGAAATCACTACAAGGAAACATGTATATTTACAGTTCAGATAGTATACACGTTATGCGTCTTACTGGTAATGCTACAGCACCTGTGTCATTTGCACCTAACACCGATGAGTATGGGTGTCTTACTACAGGGGCCGTGGTTGAATATGACGGTAAACATTTTGTAGTCGGAGCTAGTGATATTTATACGTTTGCTGGAAACCCAGGAAATATACAGTCGCTATCAGGTAAAAGGGTAACCCAATACTTTTATAATAACTTAAACCCTATACATGAACGTCAATTGTTTACCCTTCAGAACCATCAAGAAGAAGAAATATGGGTGTGTTATCCTACACTAAACTCAACTGGAGGTGAATGTGATGAAGCTCTTATCTGGAATTATAGAGACAATACGTGGACTATCAGAGACCTTGATGCAGTTGCAGCTGGAGATGTGGGTCCGATTAAAGGTGGTGGTATACCGACTGCAACAATTGCCGCAACAGGCAATAGCGGTAATGCAGGTTATACTAATCGCGGTAAAAAAGAAGTTCAAGCAGTAACTATTAATGGTGCTACACCAAGAGTCACAACAGGAACTAAAACTGCTAAAACAATAGCTGTTAGTACATTTAGTAATTTTACTACTGATGTGCTAGAGGTAGTAGATCTTTCAGTCACAGGTGATACTGG